GGGTGGGGGAGGCCCGGCCCGCTGGCCCTGGTGGCGGCGCTAGGGCAGGCCTCAGCCGCAAAAATTATTTTTTCAAGTTTTCATGTATCATCCTGTGGTATCAGGCAAGCTATTGTAATCCCCGTGCGACAAGGGTACAGTGAACCTATGGAGTTGCCCGTCCCGTCGTTCTTGTCGGTGTCAATCGAACCGCCGCTGTCCCCGCAAGAGGTCAAGCGTCGTATGTTCGCGCAGTTCGACGCTGCTTGGCCGAGGCTCCTGGACCGCATCTACGCGGGTGACACGCTCAGTCGTGCTGTGCGCGAGTATCCGCTGCCGCTCGACTACGGTGCGCTCAACAAGTGGGTCACGAACGACCCCCGTCGTATGGGTGACTATATGACGGCTCAGGAGGCGCGTGCTGAGGTCTGGGCTGATCGTATGATTGAGCACGCCGAGGGTCGCGCGATGATTGGCGACAGCAACATCCCCGTCGAGATTGAACGGTCGAAGTTCGCGAACGAGACGTATATGAAGTTGATGGGTCGTCAGTCACGTCGTCGTTACGGTGACATCAAGCAGGTCGAGGTGACGAGTCACATCTCTATCGCTGACGCGCTCAACGCATCGACAACCCGCGTGATCGAGGCGGAGTATGCTGTGTTGGATGACCCGTCGTCCAGTGAGAGCGAGATTCGTCTGCTGGTGTCGTCAACCAACACCGAGGACGAGGATGAGTAACCTCCTGTGAAGAAGGTCGTCTATACCGCGCAGGAAGAACAGGCGCTGATGCGCCACCTGCTGAACCCGGAGCTTGCCAACGACCCGTACAAGTGGGTAATGGCGGTGTTTCCGTGGGGTGAGTCCAACAAGCCGCTCGCGCACTTCAAGGGTCCGAGGAAGTGGCAGGTTGCGGTGCTCAAGCGCATTGCCCGTCACATCTGGGAGGGCAAGACGTTCAACCTCGCGCAACTGCTCCAGCTCGCGCGGGTGTCTGGTCGTGGTATCGGCAAGTCGGCCCTAGTCGCCTGGTTGGTGTTGTGGTTCCTCAGCACGCGCATCGGTGCGACGGCTATCATCTCGGCTAACAACGAGGAGCAGCTTCGTAAGACTACCTTCGCGGAGATTATGAAGTGGAACACGATGGCGTTGAACAGCCACTGGTTCGAGGTCGTGGGCATCACCGCGACCCCTGCGAAGTGGTTGAAGGACATCGTAGAACGTGATCTCCACAAGGGTACGGGTGCGTGGGGTGCGTTCGGCAAGCTGTGGTCGGAGGACAACCCAGACGGCTACGCCGGTGCCCACAACCACGAGGGTATGATGGTCATCTTCGACGAGGCGAGCGGCATCCCGGAGGCTATCTGGTCGGTCGCCAAGGGGTTCTTTACGGAGCCCACGGCGAACCGCTTTTGGCTGGCGTTCAGCCAGGGTCGTCGCAACTCGGGCACGTTCTACAGCGTGTTCCACGGGCTACAGCGCGAGAGCTGGGACACCGACAGCATCGACGCGCGAGACGTGGAGGGGACGGACAACGCGGTCTACGAGGGGATCATCAACGAGTACGGCGAGGACTCGGACGAGGCACGTGTCGAGGTCTACGGTCGGTTCCCGTCGAACGACGACATATCGTTCATCTCGCCTGAGCGGGTGAGGAAGGCGATTGAACGTGGCACTACAGAAGACAAGACGGCTCCGATCACCATCGGTATCGACCCGGCTGGCATCGGTAAGGACGGGTTTCTCGTCGTCGTTCGGCAGGGTATGGTCGTCCTCGCCATCCGTCGGTATTCTATCGAGGACACTGAGCGCGGTACGATGCTGGGTGTGGACTATGTGATTGACGCGATCGAAGAGTTCAGCCCTGACCTGACCGTTATCGACGAGACGGGGTTGGGTATCGTGTTCAAGCATCGCCTGACAGAGCTGGGCTACAAGGTCAAGGGCGTAAACTTCGCGTGGAAGTCGAAAGACCCTGCTCGGTACGCGAACAAGCGTGCTGAGATGTGGGATTCGGTGAGGAAGTGGCTTGAGACGGCGACGATTCCGAACGACAAGCGCCTGGTGGCTGACTTGACGGGGGTTCGGAAGAAGCCGACGGGCACGAAGAACGCGCTGATCCTTGAATCGAAGCAGGAGATGAGGGCACGGAAGATACCGTCGCCCGACTCGGCTGATGCGTTGGCTGTAACCTTCGCATATACAGTTCGGCATCGAGAGGGGTATAATCGCAGCACGGCGAGCAAGCCATCGTTGCGGCGTGTGTCTGGTCGCAGGGGAGCCCCGTCGGGGGCTACTGGGACAGCCTGGCTAGGGAACTGATGATCGACCTTGATGACGCCCCTGAGGGCTCCAAGAAGTCCAAGGATGATGTGCTTGAGCTTGGTCGTGCGCGGCTAGAGCAGGCGATCACCGTCCTGACGCCTACGCGCGACCTGGAACTTGAAGACCTGAAGTTCGCGGCTGGGTCGTCGGACAACAACTACCAGTGGGACGAGGGTGTGCTGGCGGCGCGGGTGTCGGATGAGGACGCGCGTCCTACGCTGACGATCAACAAGCTGCCGCAGCACATCAAGCAGGTCACGAACGACGCGCTCCAGAACCCGCTCGCGGGCAAGGTGGTGCCTGCTGACGGTGAGGGTGACCCTGAGATCGCAGAGATCTACCAGGGTGTTATTCGTCAGATCGAGGCGGACAGTGACGCTGATGTGGCGATCAGCACCGCGAACGAGAACCAAGTCACGTTTGGCGAGGGTTACTTCCGCATCCTGACCGAGTTCGTCGATAGCAAGTCGTTCGACCAGAAGATCGTCATCGGTCGCATCCGCAACTCGTTCTCGGTCTATATGGACACGAACGCGCAGGATCCTACTGGTCGTGACCAGGAGTGGTGCTGGATCCTTGAGGAGATCAGCAAGACCGAGTACACCAAGAAGTACCCGAAGGCCACGCCTATCTCGCAGTTGAACGACCTGGGCGTCGGCAACAAGTCGATGGCGGGTTGGATTGGCGACACGACGATTCGCATCGGCGAGTACTTCTACCGTCACACCGAGATGGGTACGCTGCACCTGTATCCGAATGGTGTGAGTGTGTGGAAGGGTAGCCCTGAGGACGCCCAGCTTCGCGAGATGTACGGTGAGCCGATCAACTCGCGCGAGTCGGAGAAGGTCAAGCAGATCAAGTGGGTCAAGACCAACGGCGTTGACATCCTTGAGGAGTCGGTGTGGGCGGGTGAATACATCCCTGTCGTCCGGGTGCTCGGCAACGAGTTTGAGATCGACGGCGAGGTGACGTACACGGGCATCGTGCGTAACGCGAAGGACGCGCAGCGCCGGTACAACTACCTCGCGAGTGCTGAGATCGAGATGATCGCGCTCGCTCCGAAGGCCCCGTTCATCGGCTACGCCGGTCAGTTCGAGGGTTACGAGGACGACTGGAAGACGGCGAACCGGAAGAACCACCCGTACTTGCAGGTCAACACGGACGTTACGGACAGCGAGGGTCGGATGGTCCCGCTGCCGCAGCGTGCGATGCCCGCGCAGCCGCAGAGCGGCATCATCGCGGCTAAGATGGCTGCCTCTGAGGAGATCAAAGAGACGACGGGGCAGTACAACGCCTCGCTCGGTCAGACCTCCAACGAGCGCACGGGCAAGGCGATCCTCGCCCGTCAGGCTGAGGGTGACAAGAGCACGTACCACTACCTGTCGAACTTGAGCCGTGCGGTGCGTCATATGACCCGCATCCTCATCGACTTGATCCCGAAGATCTACGACACCCAGCGCGTCATTCAGGTGATGGGCGAGGATGGCGAGTCGAAGCCGGTCAAGATTGACCCTGAGCAGCCGCAGGCCGTGACGGAGAACGTGAACCCGCTCACGCAGGTCGTGGAGAAGATCTACAACCCGAACGTCGGCAAGTACAGCGTCATCCCGATGGCTGGTCCCAGCTACGCTACGAAGCGCCAAGAGGCTGCTGAGGCGATGAGCAAGATCATCCAGACGAACCCACAGTTGATGGGCACCGCTGGTGACATCCTCGTCAAGAATATGGACTGGCCGGGTGCTCAGGAGGTCGCGAAGCGGCTTGCCAAGACCATCCCGCCGGAGCTTATGTCTGACGATGACCCCGCTGTTCAACAGGCCAACAAGAAGGTCGAAGAACTGATGGGTCATCTTGAGCAGGCGATGAAGATGCTTGAGAACGTGAAGAACTCCCAAGAGGCACGTGAGTTGCAGATCAAGGAGTACGAAGCGGAACTCAAGGGTCGCGAGATTGGGATCAAGGAGCAGGAAGTTCAGGTCAAGTGGATGGACGCTGAGACTCGCCGGTTCCAGGCTGTGAGCGCGTCGAACCCCGAGGCGTTGACGGCTGATCAGATCCACGACATCGCAGCGGGTACAGTAGACGCGGCGCTCGACCAGTTGATGCAGCCACCGCTTGAGATGCCCGAGCCCGAAATGCCACAACCCCCGCCGATGCAGCAGGGTCAACCCGAGCAGATGCCCGAGGAGCCTCAAGCTCCTCCGATGATGTAGGAGGAGCACTATGCGAACTTGGAACATTCCAGGCCCCGTCGCCACGACCTCGGCTGACCAACTGTTGGTCACTGACGCACAAGTCAGGGCACAGGAAGGTGTCGTCAGCGTGACCGTCAACGCTACGGTCCCGTGGGGTGTCACGAATGGTAGCGGTGTGGACACTGGGTTCACCAACTGCGCGAACTCGTACCCTGCGAACGTCGCGGTGGAGTTGAACCACCGTGCTGGTGATCTGTGGATCATCAGCAACGGCGTCGGTGTCGTCACCGCTTCGATCAACTCGGTGCCGTAATGAGCGGCCCTATGGCGGGCTTCGGCCCGATGGCGTTCTCGCCGTTCCCCTACGGTGCAGTCCCCTCGTCGGGTGTCGCGTCTGACAAGTTCGTTGACCTGTTCAACGACCAGACTGCGACCGGCTACAAGTCGTGGATCATCACCCACCAGACGAGCACTATTCTCCCGTGGGCTGAATGGGGTGTCACTAAGGACGCCACCAGTCGAATTATGATCGAGGACAATACTAGCAGCAATAGCGTTGCTACTCCGTCTATTCGACGCATCCAGGCGGGTACTGCGGCAACCCTCGACATCTACCAAGGAACCACCGACACGGGTTCCAACGCGATCAACGCCTTCCGGTTCCGCATCGGAACGGGGTCGTCGGTGGTCACCCGTCCACTGTGTGTATGGCAGAACAACGCTACGACGGTTGCATCCATCACCGGTGCAAACAGTCTGACTGTTCAGTTCCCCATCACTCATCGGTCGTACACGGTTGCGACCCTTCCGAGTGCGGCGATCGCAGGTCAAGAGGTTTACGTGTCGGACGCTGCTGTGGCCCCGTGTTTGGCGTTCACCAATGGCACCAACTGGAAGCGTTGCGACAACGCCGCTACCACCGTCGTATAAGGAGTTCATCGTGACACTAGAGAAGTTCAAGCACCTGTACGAAGTCCTCCTGCGCTTCGACGCGGACGGCAAGCTGCAAGGTGCTCACGCGCAGTACCTTGAGGGCATCAAGGAAGACGGCGTTGTTCTGTCCGCGCAGCCCGGTGGCGCACTACCTCTCTCGCTGGTTGACAGCGCCGACGGTCTGACGCTCAAGGGCGTGCTGGGTGACTCGCTCTCGGCGGTCATCGAAGCGAAGGAAGCTGCTGAGGCTGACGCCGCTGCGGCTCGCGCTGAGATGGAAGCCAAGGACGCCAACATCCAGACCATGCTGGAAGCGGCGACCAAGTAACAACGTCGTTGACGTAGTTACACACTCGGTTGTATGATTCAAGTGTACCGGCCCACATCTGACCGGGCGTTCCTAAAAGGGAGCACGAATGTCGGACAACTCTTTCCAGGCGGCGGAAGTCGCCTCTGACGCGGCAGCACCCGCGCCCGAGCTTGAAGCCACGGCGGGCAACGAGTCGGCGGAACAGGACACGCCGCAGGGCGACGAGCCCCGAGAACCCAAGACCTTCACTCAAGAGGAGTACGAGCGCGGTATCCAGAAGGAGCGTGCGAAGGCTGAACGTCGTGTCCGTCGTGAGATGGAAGCCCGTCAGCAAGAGGCGCAACGACCGGTTCACCAACCCACGTTCGATGAGTTCAACGGCGACGCTGCGGCGTTTGTCGAGGCACTGTCGGAGTGGAAGGCTGAACAGAAGCTGGCTCAGCGTGATCAGTACCAACATCAGCAGACAGTTGAGTCGTCTTACGAGGAGCGAGTCGAACAGGCTCGTGACGCCAAGTACCACGACTACGACGAGGTTGTAGGGAAGCCTTACGAAGACGGCGGTCCCGCTATCTCCGACCTGATGGCTGAGGCTATCAAACTGGAGGCCAACGGCGTTGACGTGGCGTACCATCTGGGTACCAACGTCAAGGAGTCGATCCGCATCGCGAAGCTGCCCCCGTTGCAGCAGGCGATTGAGATCGGCAAGCTCGCGGTCAAGCTCGCTGGTCAAGCTCCTCCCACGAAGAAGGTCAGTTCCGCCCCCAGCCCCATCCGGCCCGTTGGTGCTAACTCAGCCGCACCGGCTGTCAATCCCCTCGACCCTCGCTCTACCAAGACGATGAGCACGAAACAGTGGATTGACGCTCGGAACGCGCAAGAAGCCGCTAAGCGGCAGTAGCAACAGGCTTAGCCCGAGAGGACTCCGACAGTGAGCAATAACTTGCTGACCATCGATATGGTCACGAACGAGACGCTTCGCGTCTTGATGAACAACTTGTCCCTGGTCAAGAAGGTCAACCGTCAGTACGACCCTTCGTTCGCCGTCAGCGGCGCGAAGATTGGTTCGACCCTGCGCATCCGCAAGCCGAACCGCTACGTCGTCAGCGATGGTCCGAACCTTGTTGTTCAAGACAACGACGAACAGTGGACGACCCTGACCGTCTCGACCCAGAAGCAGATCGGCATGGGCTTCACGTCCGCCGAGTTCGCTCTGTCGCTGGACGAGTTCAAGTCGCGCTACATTGACCCGGCGGCGAGTCAGCTCGCGGCTACGATCGACGCGGACGTGGCGAGCGTCTACAAGTGGATTGGCAACTCGGTCGGCACCGCCGGCACCACGCCTGCCACCTCGCAGGTCATCCTGTCGGGTCAGCAGCTCTTGGACGAGATGGCCTGCCCGCGCGAAGGCCGCTTCGCCGTCATCAACCCGGCTGCCAACGCGGCGCTGGTCGAAGGCACCAAGGGGCTGTTCAACCCCACCGGCACCATCTCCAAGCAGTACAACACCGGCAACATGGGCTCGGCGCTCGGCCTGCCGTTCGATATGTCCCAGTCGATCAACAACTTCACCACGGGCTCGCGTGCCGCGTCGGGTCACACCGTCACGACCACGATCAGCACGCAGGGTCAGTCCACCATCGCTCTGACCACGGCCGGCGCGACGGATACCTTCAAGCAGGGTGACGTGTTCACCGTTGCTGACTGCTACGCCGTCAACCCGCAGACCCGCCAGTCCACCGGCTCGCTGATGCAGTTCTGCGTCCTCGCTGACGCAACCGCCTCTGGCTCGGCTGTCACGCTGACCGTTGCTCCGATCTACACGTCGGCTGTCGCCCTGGCGACCGTTGACTCGTTCCCGGTGGCTGCCAAGGCTGTCGTGTTCCGCGGCGCTGCCTCGACCGGCTACCCACAGAACCTGATCCTCCACCCCGACGCGGTGACGTTCGCGACCGCCGACCTGGTGCTGCCGAAGGGCATCGACATGGGCTCGCGTGCTCAGGCCGACGGCATCTCGATCCGCATCATCCGCGACTACGACATCGGCACCGACCGCCTGGAAACCCGCCTGGACGTGCTCTACGGCTTCGCCGTTCAGCGTGACGCGCTGGCCTGCCGGCTCTGGGGCTAAGGCCCGAAGGAAGGACTACACACAATGCCTACCTACGCTAACGGGCCTACCCCCGCACTCCCCATCGCTGGCGGAGGCATCTCCTTCGTCAACAACAACCCCGGTGAGATGGTCCTGCGTCAGCAGGTCGCTCCGACGCTCTACACCACCACGGCTACCATCACGGTGGCCGAGCTGGCGACCCGCATCCTGTCGTACACGGGTGCGGGTCACACCCTGACGCTCCCGACGCCCGCGCTGCTGGACGCCGCGATGCCCAACGTCCAGCAGAACGACTCGTTCGACTTCTCGGTCATCGCGACCACCGGCATCGCCACCATTGGTCTGCCTACCGGCATCACCAACGTCGGCATCCTGACCACCGCCGCGTCCACCGCGACGATGTTCCGCCTCCGCAAGACCAACGCCCCTGGCGCTACGTCGGCGTGGGTCATCTACCGGGTGGGCTAACAGATGGGCGTGTTCTACATCCAGCACCCCGTTCACGGCATCCACGTCGCTACGACCGACGTGGAGGCTGCGAACTGCAAGGCCAACGGCTGGTCCGATTGGGCTCCTGGTGACGCCGATCCCGTCCTCTCCCCGAGGAAGCCGATCCCCGACATCAAGGTCAAGTCGGCTGAGTCCGAGGTCGAAGTCCTCAAGGCTCAGATGGCTGCGCTCCTCGCTCGGCTCGATGCCGCCGAGAGCAAGGTCGAAGACAAGCCCGTGAAGAAGGCTGCTGCGGCTCCTGCCGTGCCTGACTTCCTCAAGGATGCTACCAAGCCGCAGGGCTAGTAAGGAGGGTCTTCCGTGGCTACTGCGGGCGACCAGATCAACGCTGCTCTACGTCTAATCGGTGTGCTGGCCGAGGGTGAACAACCCTCGGCCGCTACACTGTCAGACTCTATTGCTGCGTTCAACCAGATGCTCGACTCGTGGAGCACCGAGCGACTGTCGGTGTTCTGCACGATCGACAACACCGTGACCTGGCCTAGCGGTCAGTCCACCCAGACCATCGGACCTACGGGTGACTTCATCGTCACGACCTGTCCGTTGGAGATTGACGACGCGACGTACTACGCCATCGGCAACATCAGCTACCCGCTGACCCTCGTCAACGAAGCACAGTACAACTCGATCACGCTCAAGTCGTCCACGTCCACGCTGCCTCAGGTGATGTACGCTGAGAAGGTGCCTGGTCTGAACGAGAACCGCATCAGTATGAAGATGTGGCCCGTGCCCACGCAGGACATCGAACTGCACATCATCAGCGTCTCGCAGCTGTACCAGATCACGGACGAGACTGATGTTCTGTACTACCCGCCTGGATACCTTCGTACAATCAAGTACAACCTCGCCGTCGAACTGGCTCCCGAGTTCGGTGTTGATCCTTCGCGCACGGTGCGTCAGATCGCCCGTGACAGCAAGCGGAACATCAAGCGCATCAACAACCCCGGCGATGTGATGACGATGCCGAACGGTTTGATGGGCACTCCCCGGTACAACATCTTTGCTGGGTACTAATCGATGAAGTCGCCTATCCTTGGCTCCTCGTATGTCGCGCGTTCGGTGAACGCTGCTGACAATCGGATGGTCAACCTGTTCCCCGAGATCGTACCCGAGGGTGGCAAGGAGCCAGCCTTCTTGCAGCGTGCGCCTGGGATGACGAATTTCTTTGACTTCGGCGGATCTGTCCTGGGGATGCACGCGTATCAGTACGGTAACTCTGATTACCTTGCCTTTGTGACGAACGGTGGTCAGTTGTGGTTGTCCGCCAACGCGGGTGCCCCTGTGTTCATAGGGGGTGGCTTCACACCTGGTGTAGCCAGTATGTCAAACAATGACTACCAGTTATTCATCACATCAAACACTGACGGCTATGTTTACGACATGTCCACTTCCAGTCTCACACAAGTAGCAGGTTCGTCGTTTGCACCAGACAACATCGCGGCCGGCACGGTTGTCTACTTGGACGGATATTTTGTTTTCAACTCCCCTGTAAGCGGCTTGAACAAGCGTGTGTATGTCACCGACCCCGGTGACGGCTCGGTCATCAACCCTCTCGCATACGCGACCGCTGACGCGACACCAGGCATTGTGCAAACCATCGCGACCATCAACAACGAACTGTGGGTGTTCCTCACTGATGGCGCAGAAGTCTGGTCGAATGTTGGTGCGACTCCGTTCCCGTTCGCGCCTATCCAGGGTTCGTTCAACGAGGTTGGTTGCGCTGCCGTCGCCAGCGTGGCTACCCTCGACAACTCGCTGTTCTGGCTTGGTCAGGACGCACGCGGCAAGGGTGTCGTTTACCGCACCAACGGCTATCGTGCTGACCGCGTTTCCACTCACGCAGTCGAATGGCAGATCCAACGCTACGCGGACATCTCCGATGCCATCGCGTACACGTACCAACAGGACGGTCACGCCTTCTACGTCATCACGTTCCCCACGGGCAACGCTACGTGGGTGTACGACGTGTCTACGCAGGCGTGGCACGAACGAGCATCGTGGGATGGTGTGAACTTCAACCACCACATCGCGACTTGCCAAGTGTTCTACGACGACAAGACGCTCGTAGGCTGCACCGATGGCAAGGTGAACATCCTGAGCACCGATGTATACACCGAGCCAGGTGTGACTACCCGGTGGTTGCGGTCGTGGCGTGCGCTACCGCCCGGACAGAACAACCTCAAGCGCACGGCTCATCACTCGTTGCAGATCGACTGTGAGACGGGCAACGATGCCACGGGTGAACGTAACGTCGAACTGCGCTGGTCAGACGATGGTGGGCACACGTACAACTCCACCCCGCGAGTCGCATCGTTGGGTGCGTACCTCGACTACTCCAAGCGGGTCATCTTCCGTCGTCTGGGTATGACCACCCAGCTTCGTGACCGCGTGTACGAGCTGTCGGGTGAGGACTCTGCGATCTTCATCATGGGTGCTGAACTGATCCTGAGCCCGACCGATGCTTAGGATCCCGTCGTTCGGCGTCAAGCTCACAGACCTCAAGAACGGCTTGATTACCCGCGAATGGTTCCGCTTCCTTGAGGCGCTGTATCTTGAGGTCCAGTCAATGAACTCCGACTTTATGCTCAACGTCGCGCGGGGCCTTGTCTCCGGGATGCGGTCGGTCAACAAGTGGGGTCACGCCCCGAGCGGCATGCAAACAACCCTTACGGATGTGTGGGACCGCGCCAACGCCACGCCCACGCAGCAGATCTGGCTTGCGCCAACGGCTGCCCGCGTCCATGCGCTTGTCTCGACGTCCGCCAGCGACGACGGCTCGCCAGCCGGCGTAGGTGCCCGCACCGTCATCGTCTACGGCCTGACAAGCTGGGACACGGCAGAGACGACAGAGACGGTGACGCTGAACGGGACCGCCTCAGTCAATACCGTCAACTCCTACGTCATCATCCACAGAATGGCGGTCGCGACGTTCGGGGCATCTGGTCCCAACGTCGGCACGCTCACCGCAACGGCGGCCACCGATGCCACCGTGACGGCCGCAATTCTGCCCGGAAACGGACGCACAGAAATGGCCGTCTATGGCGTTCCCTCAACACAGACCGCGTACCTCAGCAAGTTTCACGCCAGCATCAACGACGGGGCGGCGACCGCGCGCGTGGACTTCTACGGCAAGGTCGCGTCAGACCCCGCCAACTTCCCCGCCGTGTTCTCGCTGGCACGGTCATTCTGTATGACCAACACCGGCACGGGCACGTACGCAGAGGAGTTTAACCCACCGATGGCGATCCCCGGCCCTTGTATCCTCAAGTTGTCGGGCATCGCCTCGGCCGCAGACATTGACGCCAGTGGCGGGTTTGACCTCATCCTAATCGACAACTAGGGTGGTATAATAAACGGGCCAGGTGCTCGAACCCGGCGACTTCATCAGCACCCTTGCCGGTACAGCAACCTCGCTGAATATGATGGTCAGCGGTCGCGAGATCACCCAGTAGGAGGTTCAGTATGGGTAGCAAGGAACTAGCTAAGATTCGTGAGTCGGTAGTGGCGCAAGTCAAGGCCGGCACGATGACTGCTAAGGACGCCTACCCGGCCCTCCGGGGTGGATCGTACAAGCGCGGTGAGTTCGAGAACCTTGAGAACCAGGCGAAGGCCGCGGGCAAGGGTCAATGGGCGTCGTTGAGCACGTCGGCCAAGAACGCCGCGGCAGCAGCGCCCGTCATCAAACCCCCATCGAACACCCCCGCCAAGTCGGACCAGCGCGCCAAAGCATTGGGTGTTGACCCTCGCGAGTACGCAGCCGACCGTAACACGACCGTTGCGTCGCCTAAGAACGCGTTGTCCAAGTCGGACCAGCGCGCAGACGCGCTAGGTGTCGATCGCCGCGAGTACGCGTCGAACCCGAACAAGTACGATAACGTTCAGAAGAACGCGCTGGCTACGTCGAAGTCCACCCCTGCACCTGCCACGGGTTACAGCCTGACGAGCACCAAGGGTCTGGACATGGGTGACGCTGTAGGAAAACAGACTGCTATGTTCAAGTCGTCAGTGAACGCTGCGTTGACCGAACTCGACAAACTGACGGCTGCTGGTCGTGGTATTGGCCCAACAGCACAAGACCTTCGCAATATGATCGCCACGTATTCTGGTGAACTCGTGGGCAGTGGCGCACTTAGCTCCGCTGAGCGCAGCCAGTACATCGCTATGATGGACTGGGCGAACGACTCAACCACAGGAGCACGACCGACACTTGGCGACAAAGCAGGTGAATCGCTGCCCACGGTCAATTGGGTTGACGAGTTGTGGGACAAGACCCCCGCGGCTACTGCCGAGCAGATGGCAAACCGTGGCGACGGATCTGTCACTGTTGGCAGCCAAGGTAACTCAGTGTCTGACCCGAAGTTGCAGGCGGGCATCATCAAGGATGTTGACACTAACCTCGGTGATAGAATCGAGAAGTTGACCAAGACTGTCAGTAACACAGATCCCACCATCGCAGGCTCTGGTCGTCAGCTTGGTGGCAAGCCCGACACCCCTTGGAGTGGGCCAGTCACTCCAACGGGTCAGGGTGCGTTGCCTGCCGCAACCATCGGTTCGGGTGCGGCAGGTACTAAGGAGGCCGTTGCTGCTGCTGTAGCTCGCGCAGTTGCCGAGAAGGCCGACCCTGCTACCATCGCGGCTATCGCCAAGCAAACCGCGATTGCCTACGGTGCGTCTACTGACGCTGCAACCAACATCGCAGCTGACGTGCTGATGAACAAGGGCGTTCCGATGGAGACGGCGATCCGAATGGCGTCTAGCGCACCCTCGTCGGTCGCAGGTAGTACGGCGGGACCAGTCGCCGGATACGGTAGTACCGCACCCGGCGTTACGTCTAACGGTGTCACGGGTGTCACGGGTCAAGCTGACGACGCAGGTGTTACCACGTCGCAAGGTACTACCCCCACACCACCCGTAGCGGCAGGCGGGTCTACTCTAGTCAACGGTGGAACGGGAACTGTGCAAACACCCGTCGCAACAGGTAGCGAGTCGTCGCCGCTGGTCAATGGTGGAACGGCTCCCCCACCTACCGGCGGCTTCGATCCCGTGACGGGCCTACCGCTCGTGCTTGGTGCCGCGGGTGCTGCTGCTTCCGTGCTGACCGGCAACGCGATGGCTGACGCGCAGATTCGTGCTGCTCAGATCCAAGCTGACTCGGCCGAGAAGGCCCGTGCGTTCCTAGAGTCGCAGTACAACCAGTCGCGCACCGACTTCACGCCCTGGCGCTCTGCCGGTGAAGAAGCCCTTGGGTACGACCGCGACGTGCAGGGTCAATTGGTCGAACGTGCGTCGGGTGGTCTTCGCACGTTCGAGGCTGACAACCCGCAGTTCAAGTCTGACCCGTTCAAGTTCGACACGACGGGTGCGAACGCTGACCCGTCGTACAACTTCCGACTCAGCGAAGGACTCAAGGCACTCCAGTCATCGGCCGCTGCGAAGGGGATGCTTCGCTCGGGTAACACGATGCAAGCCATCACTGACTACGGTCAGGGTGCTGCGAGCCAAGAGTACAACAACGCTTTCAGTCGATACCAGACCAACAAGACCAACGACTTCAACATCTTCAACACACAGCGTGGGTCCAAACTCAACGCGCTCCAATCGCTCGCGGGTGTCGGTCAGTCGGCTGTCACGCAGATGAGCAACGCTGGTCAGAACTACGCCACCAACGCTGGCAACGCGATGATGACGGGTGCCAACGCTACTGCGAACGGTATGACCGGCGCTGCTAACGACCGCGCGAGTGGTTGGATGGGTGGTATCCAGACCGGGATGAACGCGCTCGGTATGGCGATCAACTACGGCAATCAGCGTGATATGAGCAACGCTTTCGCCAAGTACTACGGGAGCTAGTAAGATGCCGCTTGATCCGACACTTGCGCGGGGCTTTGACCTCCCGAAGATCGAAAGCCCTATCGACCAGATGGGCGGTGCGTTGACCAACGCGCTGATGATGAGCAAGATGAACACGTCACGGGACGAGAGTCTTCGTAACGCGATGCTCGACAAGGTGATGCGTGCTCGTATGCGTCCCGACGGCACCTACGACCAGGGCGGCGTGCTCTATGATATGGCGCAGGCAGGTCTTGGTCGTGGTGTGACGGGTCAGCAGAAGTCGTTCGCTGACCTTGCCGAAACCCAGTCGAAGACCGCTGAGAACAACGCTCAGGCTCTTGGTGCGAAGGCTACTGCCAAGAAGGCTGCCGCTGAGACTCGCGAGAAGCTTGTCGGTATGATCCCTATGCTCCTCAAGGGTGCCAACACCATTGACGACGTGCGGACCAGCCTGTCTCGCTACGCGCAAGACCCGAGCTTCATTGACTCGATGGGTGGCATTGACGCGACTAAGGTGTTCTTTGAGGGTATCGCTTCCGAGGCCAAGGGTGCTGAAAAGATGGGCACGTTCCCTCAGTGGCTCTACTCGTACCAGACCGACCCGAAGACGGCGACCGAGAAGAAGGTTGACAGTCGCGACCTCGGCGGAACGATGGTCACGTCGTCGTACAACGTGTCGGGTCCCAACGCAGGTAAGCTTCGAACCGAGACGACTGAGAAGATCACCGAGAGCCCGAAGGCACCCAGGATGATTATCAACACCAAGTTCCCCGACCAGCCCGCAGTTGACTCGTTTGGCGATACGTTCGGTAAGAACGAGGCGAACGATCTGTCTGCGAGCAAGGAGGCCGCCAACACCGCACCTACGGTGTTACGTAACGTGAGCAATATCCGCGGACAGTTGAAGAAGGCGTTTACGGGCAAGGCTGCTGGTGCCATCACTGACATCGTTGCGTGGGGCAAGGCCGCTGGTCTTAACGTGCCCAACGATCGCCTTGTTGCGAGTCAGATTGTTCGCAAGTACCTCAAGGACAACATTTTTAACCTGATCGCCAAGCACAAGATGGAGGGTGCGTCAGTCACCCCGTTTAGCAACGTAGACATGAAGATCACAGAGGACGCATCGGCTAATCAGGAACTCGACCCTGTTGCGATTAACCGACTCATGGATGACCTTGAAGACGCAGCATACGAGTCTGCCAACAAGTACAACCGCACCTACGACACCGTGATGAACGGTCCCCGCATCAGTCCCACGGTCAAAGCGTTGATGACGCAGAAGGTGGATATGCCGCCCCGTCAGTACCGTGACGACGACGGTGACGTGATCGGTGAGCAGTACATCCAGCGATTGCGTGCAAACCCCAACGCGGCGGCTGCGTTCGACAAGGAAGTGGGTGTCCCTGGTCTGGCGGCGAAGATCCTCAGGAACCAAGGAGGTACCTCCACGCAGGCCGCCCCTTTCAACCGGTAGCGCCGCAGGGTCAGCCTGTCGCGCCGAGGCGTCCAGCACCGCGTCGTCCGTCGCTCAAGACGGCACCTGCCGAACCCAAGATGGGGAACGCCTTTGCACGCCCCGTTGGTCCGCGAGTGCCCGACAAGGAAACCGTCCGCGGCGATGAGGTTGCGGCTGCTGTCCGTGACGAGTTCCCGTGGGTGAACGTGCAACGTATCGCGCCAGGTACGGGAGATGTTATCCTAGGATACGGGAAAGCAATCAGCCAGCGTGAGCTTCGGAAGTTGCAAGACGCTGGTGACAAGTACGGATACTACTTGTTCGAGGAGAAGGGTCAACCTCCTCGGCTGATCCCATTGGAACGGTCGCAGGGCAAGAACAAGGGGCGTAAGTGATGCCGGAAGACTTTAGCGACTACCGGAGGAACAAGGGTGCGAAGCCTGTCGCTGCGCCGTCTGACGACCCATCGTTCAGCGATTACAAGACGGGCAAGAAGGCAGCGAAGAAGGCTGCTGCGCCCGCACCCGCCAAGGAGAAGGACTACCGCTGGCGCGACATTCCGGCTGCTGCGTATGAGAACTACGGCCAGTCGATGTACGACTTTGGTGGGAACGTCTATGACGCTGCGATGCACCCGCTTGACACGGTCAAGAAGGCCGGAGGTATGGCCGCTGCCGTCCTTGACCTTCCGTACAACGGTCAGGCTGGCGTTGAAGCGTTGAAGGCTGTCGGTGAGACGTACAAGAGGAAGTACACCAGGGATGGTCGTCCAAGTCTCCAAGCGCTCAAGAACTCTATGGCGACGGAACCGATCTCAACCGCTGCTGACATCGTGACCGTCGCAGGTCTGCCTGCTGGTGGTGGTCTGACCGTCGCCGGTCGTGCTGGTCAAGCTGCTGGTGCCGTGGGTCGTGCTGCGGCTCGCGTTGCACCGTCCGTTGCAAGCTCCCGCGCGGTGGGTGCTGCGCGAGCTGTGGCGAACACGCCGGTTGGTCCGCTCGGCACGGTCGGTGAGATCGCGGGTGCGGGTGCCAAGGCGCTCGTTGCACCTACGCTGTCGGCCAACGACGCCGCTGCTTTCGGGTTCCGCAAGGCGATCCCTGCGATCGCCACCCGTGCTCGTGCGATCGCTGACCCTGTTCACGCCAAGGTACACGAGATGGTCGGAGGCACCGCCCGCGCATCACAGATGCGTGCAGCCCTCGCCAAGCCCCCTGTGCTGCCGTTCGACGTGCCCACGCCTGGTGCTCAGATCACGTCCCAGATGGACGCACCGGCAATCGCTGGTTGGCAGAATGTGGGTGACGCTCTCACGGGTGCGAATGTGCCCCGTGCTGCCGCGCAGACCCGCGCGATGCAGAACGCCGTCCAGTCGATTCGAGGTGGTACAGCTACTCCGATCGACCAGCGCATCACCGACTTCATCGGCAAGAAACAAACCGACGCTGCTCGCGACTACGGGATCTCGGACAACGAGTGGATGCAACTCACGCCCTCGTTGAGTCGTGATATCAATCTGCCGTACAACAACAACATCCTGGACCAAGCGACAAAGATTCAACTCCAGAACCTCAACACGCTGGGTCAACCTGCCGCTTACGACATTGGTACTCGCGGACTACTCGGGGAATACCAGCGACTCGGTACACCCGTGCCCACCCCCGGCGCACGTATGTTGAGCGGCAAAGACGTTGACTTGTTGAAGAAGGGTCTAAACCAGATCACCAACCCGGTGAACCCTCCCACCACTCCGATCCCTATCGAAGTGCAGAAGGCGCTGCGGGATACCACGTCGCGAGTGGTCGGCGAAGCAAGGGCCGCAATCCCTTCGTATGGTACATCACTCGACAACTTCGCTGCCAACAGCAACAACGTCGATGCCACCACCTACGCTCGCAGCCTCAGCAACTCGTTGCAGAACGCCCCTGCGGGTGAGGGTACGATCTTCTCCGATGTGGGCTCGTTCAGCAATATGCGTAACCGTGCGATGGACTCGCTGACCGGCCGCTCGGCAATCCGTCAGTCCACGGGACAGCCTCGCTACCCGCTGGGTGAGCGGTCGCTGCTTCGTCCTGACGAGAGTGCCCGCCTCGACGCCGTTCAGAACCTCATCGGTCGTGAAGCCAGCTTGGGTCAGCAGACCCGCGGCGTCACCCCTCCGAACTTCTCAAGTATGTTGTCGGACAACCTGGGTTTCCGGTCGGACACTCCGTTCCTCGGCAGCTTGGTCAAGGGTCAGAACGCGATGCTTGAGCGGGAGATGGCTGAGGCGGTACGCACGGGGAAGGGGCTCGACGAAGTGATCGCGAAGTACGGCAAGGACCAGAAGGGCATTGACGACATCGCAGCGGTGTACCACGCGTTGACCAACAAGTACAACCCGCTCCACCCGCTGCGCGTGATGAACAACAACCCCGCCCTGTACAACGTCCTGGGTCAGCGCGACCAGCAGGAGCAACAGTAGATGAGCGAGGACACGATGACCGAACGCGCCACCACCGTCCCCGCCTCCCACCAGTCGTTGTCAGTCGAGGTACAACTAGCGGAACTCCGTCGCTGGCTTGAGGGGTACATTGACGCCGAGGGCAAGAGACACCCCGGCGTCATAGAGATGGTCGCGAAGCTGCACGACGAGCTTGAGAAGCGCAACGAGCGGTACGAAGCCATCCGTCGTGGCGTGTGCGTCGGCTTCCTCGGTACGCTGTTCGCAGCGGCGATCGTATGGTTCAAGGACCACTACAAGTAAGGAGCAACCCGATGTCGAACTACTCCCAGCACTTCACCCTGCGCGAGCTGGACTGTCACTGTGGGTGTGCCACCCCTCCACACGTCGCGAAGAACCTGGCGAACCTGGCACAGTCGTTGGAGTCGCTTCGTACCCGTCTGGGTGGCGTGCCTCTGCACGTCAACTCGGGCTACCGCTGCCCTGCGTACAACGCTCGCATTGGTGGTGCGAGGGAGTCGCAGCATATGAGCGGCAAGGCTGCTGACCTGAGCGGCAAGTCGGTGTCGCCTGCGCGGATCGCACAGCACGCCGAGCTGATCCCAGGGTTCAAGAACGGCGGCATCGGTCGCTACAAGTTCTTCACCCACGTTGACATTCGCGAAGGTGCGGCGAGGTGGAACGGATGAACCCCGACCAGAACACCATCCTCGTCCTGGCCTTCGCAGCGGGTGTGCTCGCGTCGACCAGCACCGAGGTCGTGAACCGAGCCACGAGTACCAAGCTGTCCGTCGCCTTCCTGCGCCTCATCACGATGGGGTTCGTGGTCGCGCTGGTCGTCACGTTCGCGCTGCTCCAGGCCGCCGGGAAGGGCGTTGCGTGGGACGCCGTGGGTGCTCAGACCTTGGCCGCCTGGTTCGTGGCTCTGGGCGTCCACGACGCTGCAGGGAAGAAGGACTAGATCTACCCCGACTCGCTACCGGAGTAGGACCACAAGAAGCCCCGCGACCTTCACAGGCGGCGGGGCTTCTTGCTGGCACAACCCAACACCAGGACACCCATCATACCAGAAACCCCCGCGGCGGTGAAGCAGCGGGGGTCTTGGTTTAGTAGTGGCACCACACCCTGACGGATGCTACGGCTCTCACAGACAGGCAGGTTCGCCAACACTACTACCGAAAGGTGAAGGGGTGATGCGAGCAGACCCGCACGTCAGAGAGCCCCTACGGTCTGACTGGCACCAGGGCGGGTGGTGTGAACACGTACCCTGAACGACCAGGAGAGAACTTTATCACACTACTTCGCGGAACGCAAGCGTGAAGCTCGGCGACTCAGAGTTTCACGCCTGACACCGAGGCGGCGAGCCACAGCTTCCAGCGTTTCCCAGTTCTTACGGTCAGCAAGAGCTGCTGCGACTTGCTCATCGGTAACGTCGGGAGCGTACTTGGCGTGGTCGGGTGACACACACCATCGGTCGCCACAGGACGTTACCAGACGACGGGTCGGTAGTTCACCGTGACGGTATGCCCACGCTGCCCGGCGGGCGTGTACTCGCTCGCCCTGGTACTGAGCAGATGGCTGGCGACCACCCTTTGCACGGCAACCCATCACCGCACCCGTCCACTTCCAACACCCACCGACTTGCTCGACCTGAGTCATCAAGTCGTCCTCGGTGTGGAGCAGGCTCCTGTTCGACAGAGGACGAGCCGCCCGATCACAACTTCTCATCACCACACCTTCTTCTTGGGTGCAAGTCGTTTCGCCAAACATTCCACGCACCATCGTCCGTTGCCGTGCGGGGTGAAGCTGGACGCCAGCGCCGAGACGATGCCGCAGCCTGAGCAGCCGTACCACGTTGTAGGTTTCATACACCCTTCTCCAGTCGGTACTGCTTAACCGACCTGCGTAGCCCGTCCTGTGTCGTCGCCTTACTGTCGAGTGCGATAGACTGAATCTGGTCAACTGTCTTCGTCACCATAATGCGGTGACACATCACTGGCTTGCCCTGACCCTGCCTGAGAATACGCGCGTTCATCTGTGAGTACAGGTCGAGGCTCCAGTTCAGACCGAACCAGACGATGACGTTGCCATTCTCCTGCAACCCGTCGATCCCGTGGCCGGCGCTGGCCGGATGAGCAAGCATCAGTGGACAGTCGCCAGACTTCCACCGTCGCATCGCCTCATCTAGCGACTTCTGCGACTTGCACTCGGTCAGGTTGACGGGCTTCAAGTCCTTGAACCGCTTCATTATGCGGTCAGCGTCACTCTTGAACGAGTACGCGCACAGCACCGGGTTGCCCTGCGCCTCGTCGATAATGTCTTCTAGTGCGTCTAGCTTGAGGTCGTGGACCACCTGGTAGTCGCTGCTCTCGGTGTTGTGATACAAAGCGCCCGCCCCGTATTGGAGGCAATTATGAGCGATGAACACCTCACCGTTACGACCTCTTACGGTGAATCGGTGACGTGGGCCTGCGTTGATGATGTCGTAGACACGGGTTTGAACAGGTCCATCCCCGACCATCCCCGGTCCATCCGTTTGCGTATCGTGATACCTTGTAGGTTGAACACCCTCGCCGCCTCGGCAACCGTCATAGGACCGAACCATGTTTGAACGATCACGTTGAATCGAGTGTTGTTGCCCTGTTCCTGTCTGGTTGCCCAGCGACAGTTTTCCTTGTGATAGTTCCCGTTCACGTCGATGCGATCGAGCGTCAAGTCGTCCGAGTAACCGTGTGACATATCTGACCAGAACTTGTCGAACTCGTTCCACTCGGGACACACTGTAATCCCGCGCCCACCGTAGTTCTTCCAATCCTTGTCTTGAGGGTTGGCGCATCGAGAACGCATCGCCATCCAACTCACCCACGGACGAGTATGCGACATTCCGTGGGTCTTCTTCCACTTGCCGTGGGCACACCCGCAAGACTTGACTGCTCGCTGTCTGTGTGTTGACCGCAGACTTTGACCTTGCAGTACCAGTTCGTTCCCACAGTCGCACTTGACTCGCCACGTAGCGCGTGCGGAAGTGCTGTTCTTCCTCTGAACACTCCCCTCCCTCGACATCACTGTAAGGAGTCCGAACCGCTGCCCGGTCAAGTCCTTCGCCGGATTGCTCATTCAGAACCTCGTGCGCCTCACGCCACCCCTGGTTCGTCAAAACCTTGTGGTCAGGGGTCATACCGACACCCCAGCACTCTACCACGTTCTTATAACCGTTGCAAGCGATACCGGAAACGTTTACCCATTCTACGCCGTCCCAAACTTGGTCAGCAGACGTGACGATTTCGATTCGCTTCCATCCGTCGTATGTCAAAACCTCGGTGCCCTCAGCGAGACATTTATTCATCAGCGCGGCCTTGTTGAAGACCTCGACAGTACACTCGTCAAGCTGCAAGAACATCTCGCGTTCTAGCTTCTCGTAGTTGTCGCGCAGCTCGCCGGTCATCTCGATCGAGATGTCGTTGACGATCATATCCGGCAGCGGGTTGTAGTCCGCTGCTGACATCTCCAGCGTGATGTCCGAGATGAGCGCCTTGATGTCCGTCTCGGCGTTCGCCATCGGCACCTCCTTGTATGGTCCTTCCTTGTGGTAGAACTTCGTCTTGAACGGCGTCTTGTGTCGCCCGAGCCGCTGACCCTTGTCGATGACGAGGTACTGGCCGTGGAGATCCTTGTAGCCGTTGGACGCAGGTGTACCCGTGAGTCCCGTCGTCCAGTCGAAACACTGCTCGATCTTCAAGAACGACTTGACCCGGTTGGTGGTGCTATTCTTCATCTTAGAACAGTTGTGGACTAGGACTCCTCCGACGTAGTAGGTTTCCGCCTCCTCGACATGGATATTCCAAACATCGACGCCACTTCCTTGTTCGTGATGTAGAACACTTTCCACCCACGTTCCTCCAGTAGAAGTCGCTTCTTCTCGTCCCTCATTTTCCCAAGGACGGTACTGTGCGACTGACCCTGAACTTCGATAGCTATCTTGTTCACAGGGTCCGCAAAGTCGATCTTGTAGTGAGTCGGATAACCCTCCGACTTCTTGATCTCCCTGAAGATGTACTCTTGCTGGAACTGCGGCGGTAGCATCGTACGTAACAAGTTCTCTGCCCACGAGCCACCCGTCCCGTTCCCGCCGTTCAGGTGTGAGTGATCGAGCCTCTTGTGTGACTCGCTCATTTTTGAACGCATTTCCTCGGGCCAAGGAATCCCCTTGTTCCAAGTCCCGTACTGTTCGCGGTGTCTCTGTAGCGCCTTGATCCCACCCGAAGTGATCGCCTTCTTCACTTCTGGTTGTTGCATCCTCCAGGTGCTCGCGCACGCCTTGGAACAAGTGAACTGCTCGTCCCTCCGCTTCCAGAACACCGCCTGGCAAATCTGACAAGACCCTTCCCCGAATCTCCGAATGTTGTGGGGCTTCATTCAACACATCACCCTTCTTCAAGTTGCCCGCGGCAACCCAATCGTCACCCACACTAAAGGGGTGATTAGGGGTGCAACGCAGCACGCTACCGTTACTCAACCGCACATCGACAAGCGATGTCGTGGTCTTCTGCATCGTGTTCAACACACGGCGAGGACCGATGTGGGTAGATACTACGTCGCCAATCTTCAACTTGTCAATAGCAATATGAGAATCTGGTGTCTGAACCAGGGTGCCTTTGACGAAGCACTCGTCCCATACCAGCCCGTTCGCAGGCACCGGGATACCCGCTGACAAATAGTAAGTGTGGAGGAAGCTGGACAACCACTTCAAGTTCTCGTAGTTCACAAGGTACACGTCGGCAGGCTGCATCATCGCCCTGGAACGCGAGTCCTTGTTGCCCGTCACCAGCGAGAACTTGAGGTGCTTCGTGTGCTCCCACTTGAGAGCTTCCTGCCGCCAGACCATCTTGCAGACCCGGATGGGTGCGACGATGATGACGCCGCGCAGCACACCCAGCTTGCGCAGGTGGGAGATGGTGCTCAAGGTGATAACCGTCTTGCCCAGACCCATATCGAGCCACATCATCGAGTTAGGCATCGATGTTTGGTGTATGATCGCCTTCTGCTGGTAGGGGAACAGGTCAGCAGCCGAGCGCAGGGCCTTGGTCGGCGGGGGCTTAGTGACCGTTAGGAAGGAAGGTACGGGGAGCATCAGATTCCTAGACCCGCACACATACTGTTGATGATGTCCTTACCCTGGTCGATGTTGTCCACGACGTAGACCTGCACATTCTGTTGACGCAGGCGAGTGTGCTCGCGCTCCTGCGCTGGGGTCGGCGACTTGCCCTCTGCCTTGAACTCTATGAAGAAGATATGACCCGACGGCAGCACCATCATACGGTCAGGTACAGCAGCTCGGTTGGGGCTGGTGAACTTGTACGCGAGGAAACCCTTGCTCTTGGCGTAGTCGCACACAGCGGCTTCTATTTCACGTTCCAACACTACGACACCGACTTCCCATCGAACCAAAGGATGAACAGGACGCAGCAACAAGCGTGCGCCAGGTGATGCAGACCACTCTCCTCGTCGTTGACCTCGCCACGGTGCCAGGCGTCGAGGTGACGCATAGCAGCGTCGTAGTAGCGGGTCTTGGCGTCAGGCACTTGGCACCAGTTGTTTTTCGAGTATTTCGTAGCGCCGTACTCCAGCACCGCGATGACCTGGATGATCGTGCCGCTGGGCAACAAGGACCAACGAGGCTTGGTCGCGTCAAGCTTGGTGCCGACATCTGACTTAGTCATGTGCTCCAGGCGGTAGTGATCCCCACGCTGGTACT